AGATCAGTATCTACTTGTTTAGCTAAAGCATAACCAGCATCGTCTGTGTAGAACTTACGCATTGATGCTAGTGCTTGTACTTCAGCAATATCTTCAATAAGCTTTGAATACTCATAATGCTTATTGATAGATACTGTTACAGCAGTATTAGTTGCTGCTGATAATGTTACTTGTGTGTTTGCTGCTTTTGCACTTGCACTACCTCTAGCGGGTACTGGTATATATATAGTATCCCCCTTCTTTCCTTTATGAGATAGTTTAGTTACTAAATTAGCAACCACTAAATTTGACTTATACGCACCAATAACTTCATCGCTCCATAGTTCGGGGATAAAGTTGTTAGCGATAGTAGTCGTTACTTGGTTTGAACCTAAAGCCATTTTACTTCTCCATTAAATGATTATTTAACCCTACCTTCTGCATACGCTTCCTGTATTTCATCAGCAAGTGAAGCATAACGATTCGGGTCTGTAATTTGCAAGTTGATTAAATCAGACCTGCGGTACATTTTCTTGCCACCGACCGATTGTGTGGAACGAGTTTCAGATACAGTTTGTCGTAATGCTTTTTTAGACTTTTCTTTTTCTTTCTTTTGAACTTGTTTGGTTTTTTCAACCATATTAATTTTGTCGTACATATCAAAAAGTTCAATAGCAAAGTCTGGTCTATATTCTGTGTCAGCTTTACGGAAAATATCTTTCCTTATTTCACTAGCACCAACCCATGCTTGAAAATCTTTGTCTGCGACACGAGTTTCCCAGTCTGGATATGCTTTTTCAAGAACGCCAAGTTTAGCTTGTTGCTCTTGTTGTGCTATTTGTTGTCTAGCTTTGAGTACATCTGGATGTTTTTCTATAGCTTGATTAACTGCTTTTGCAGGGTCAGTATAAAAAGCATCTTCAAAACTAACTTCCTCTTCTTGTGGCTCTTCTATAGTAGCCTGTGCTTTGTTTTGCGCCTCCAATAAACTTTGAATTAATTTCCGTTGTTCTCCAACTTCTGAACCCTGTTTACCTAATGCCTGTTCAACATTCTGGTGCATTTCAATTACCTCTTCAAGAGTTTTTCCCGAATATTTAGCAGGTATTTCAGATTGTGTGGATTCTTCAACTACATTACCTTCTGGTTCTGCTGTTGCTTCTACCTCAACTGCCTCTTCTACTACTGCTTCTTGTACAGGTTCTCCTGTTTCTGGTGTGCCTTCTACTACTATACTCATTTTTTCTCCGCCCACTATGGGTTATGAAGTTTAACTATGTCGGATTTCCATCTTGGAGTTCTTCCAACGCTATTGTAGTTGCAGTATCTAAACTTAATATAAAGTTTATAATACGCAACTGACCTTTGATTACCCAAAGGTCTTGCTCAGAATTAATATTATTTATATTAATAATATTAGATTCTAAATTCTTTAAATCAGCACATAAATCGTGCCAACCTTCTACTTCCATCATAGACATCCTGTCCATTAGGAATTGTTCGTCTGTTTTAGCCATATATTATTGTACTCTTGTACTTATAGGGGCTGTTTTACCTGCTTGTTTTGCTTTTGCAAGGTTTAATATTGTTTCAGATTTTAAATGTTCTACTTCTGGTAGGTTTCTAGCTGTTTCAGAAATCGTATTAGCCATATCTACTTTATCTTTTTCTATTCCCATTGCTTCTCTTTGCAACTTAATAGCTTTAGCTTGTGCATCTATCTCAGTTGGTACTAATGCTGCTGCTTCTGCTTGATGTTTAAGTGCTCTAGCGTTTTCTTCTGCTGCCTCTGCTGTTGTTTTCTGTATATCAGCTTGTGCTTTTTGTATTTGCAACTGAGTAGCCATATCTTGCATTTGTTGCATCTGTGGGTCTGTTTGTAACCCTTGCTGTAGTCCAAATACAATTTGGTCGCGGTTATGAATACTAGAATTTTGGAACATAGCTAGTAATATAACATTAAATGCAGGTGAATCAGCAGGTATTGACTGTAACATCTGTACCATTTGCTGCATTTCTAACTCTTTTGCCATTATACCCATAGTAGAGTAAGGCACAAATTTGTAATCAGTAACAGGATATCTATCAACATCAAACTGTATCTTACGATACATAGCTTTGTTTATCATAGGTATCAAAAATGTATTCTGAAAATTCATTAAAGTGCGTTTCTGACGCTTAATAGACGCTGACTGCATCATAGACATACCACTTGCAGTTTCTTGCTGTGGCATAGACATATCTGCACTACCAGTACCCATTTGAATCATGTTTTGTAGACTAGCTACTTGATTAAATGTACTACCATCCATGACACCCATGTCTAATGGCATAATTGCATCTCTAGGATTACCATTAGTTAGTACAGTTTTGCCTGCTCGTACCTCGAATTTACTTCCACGAGGTAGTCTGGTAGCGTCAGCAGCCATCATCATAGTGTTTCGTAGTGCCATTGAGTCAATTCTGGCTCTCATCTCGGCATCTAGTGCTTTTTGTGCGTTATATCCCTTTTCAACTACACCCCTACCCCAAAAGCGGTTGGGAATAATGTCGTGTTGGTACGCAACAAAAGGTCTATCTTTCATCATAAAAGCATTTTCTTCTACACGCAAGATGTATTCATCATTACATATAGTTACTACTGCTTCTACTAACTCATCTTTTTTAGAATACTCAAAATCATCTTTATCAGCTTTTGCTTTTAAGAATCGTTTAGGTACAAGACCCCAATATTCTGTAATTTTTACTGAATCAGACTCGTCAGCACTTTTAACTTCGCCATCAAACCCTAATTTAGCAGTATCATAATCACCATCAAGGGGTACATCACGATAAATGCCAGACTGTATACCCTCTACTACATGATATCTAGGTTTGATTACTTCGTGGGCGACACCTAGTGCGTCATCTATTGAATGAGCAGAAGGGTCAAACAAAAATTCGTGTGGTTGTATAGGTTCTACTTTAACATCTATAGACGAATACTCAGTAATACCACGCATACCTGTCATTGAACCCTCTACAGGTTGCTCAGATGGTGCTCTTTCTATAGTTTGTTGTACAACAATTTTTGCAATACCTGTTCCGTAGATTGCAGCGTTTAAAAATACCTCACTAATAGCATCCTTACAGCCAGTTTTTTCTAAATCTTCTTGTAATAAATTTCTTATGTACTCTGCTTCACTATTATCTTGGTCAAGCATGTCATCTTGTATATCGAACCATTTTCCCCTGCCAAAAGTTGCTTCCTCTAATTCAGCAACAGATGACTCAACTGCTTGTTGTGTAGCAGGTGCAATAATTCTTGAGCGTTCCGCAGTTCTTGTTCTGTCAGAAGAATCCCAAATACCACGCCATATACGATAATACTCATCCCATTTGGCAGAGTAGTTCATTTCACGGTGGTTACGCCACCCATCTAATCGGTACATTAACCAACTAGCTAGGGCTTGGTATTGTTGCTCTTTCTTGTCAAGCATAAAATTCTATTCCTAAGAAATTGTTGCGATTATAACACAAAACATAGTTTTAGTGTACGCTATCGCTGAGTTCTTCTATTTCAATGTGACCATCCATAATCATCTTACATATAGATAAGTCTACTTTTGAATCATCTGGTACTAAAGTAGGGTCTATGTCATTAGCAAAATTTGCAATAATAGACAACGCTGCGACATACCTTATTTTTAAAGTAGTCGGGTCAGCACTAAATTCTAATACATCTTCATAATCTTTATCGTTTAAATCTTCAATATCCTGCAATATCATCTACTGGACTCCATTCTTCTTCTAATTCAATTGAGTGTGCAAAGTCTGCTACACTTACTTGGTCTATATACGCTAGGCTATCCAACAAATCGTCATGTGCCATCTTATTCGGAAAATCTAACATTTGGTTTTTAAACGCTTTCCAGTCTTTATCTGGATTAAATGTTATCTGACCATGTTCCATTCTACCTTGTAGCGACCATGTTATTCTATCTATTTTCTTTTTACCACCATGACGCAACTCTATAAGCGACAGCCACTTGTTTTCTGTTCTCATTTCATCTTCCAAATAAGGTAAGATGGCATTACGCAATGCTCCAGTTTCTATCCCTACAGAGTTAGACTCTACCCTAACCGCAGCACCAAGAATTTTTTTAGCGGTTTCTTTAATGTTCCATCTGCCATGTATAATCTCTTTGACCCACCATTTATCTCGGTCGATTTTTACTACCGCAATAGAAGTTTCGTCTAGTCGAGAGCGTTTAAGATTGCGTTCTTTTTCACTATCCTCGTAACCTGCAGGGTCAACTGCTATACAATATGTACCCTCGTCTGGTTCTTCATCTTCTCTAAACCATTCTTCTTTAAATATACCACCACTAAAGGTTTCAAATGACGCTTCAAACTCTTGCCTAAACGACATAGACGACATTGACTTACTAGCAGCTTCTATTTCTTCTTGCGGTAAAAAAGGATTATCAACAGAGGTAAATTGAAACGCATCCCAGTTGTCCTCATCTTCTATTGCGTCTTGATACAAATCAAAGAAATGATTTTTACCAGCAGGTGTACCTATAAATAAGGCTCTACCTTTTACATCAGCAAGTGTTGGTCGTATAATCTGTTCCCACACAATAGGTTTCATACTAGCGTACTCGTCAAGCACGACATAAGATAGACCCACGCCCCTCAGAGTTTCTGGTCGGTCAGAACCTTTTAAATAGATTTTCCTACCATTTATCAAAGTAAGAACTGCGGTGTTCTCGTATGCTTGGATTATTAAATCTTTTCCTAACTCTTTCAGCATAGCCCACATAATGTCTTTAGCTTGTTGAAAAGTCGGTGCTATATAGAATACATCCTTAGACTCGGCCTGTATAGCGTTTATTAATAATAACCAAGCAGATAGGTAGGACTTTCCAAATCGCCTTCCTGCTGCGACTATCTTAAACCTTTTGTTGGATTTGAATATCTGCAGTTGTGCAGGGTGTAAATTAATGTCTAGTTCAGCCAAACTTTTCTGCCATTGGTGTTGAGTCTATATTGACGATTACTTCATCATCAGACTTTTCCACAGGTTCAATAAGTTCGCCCTCTGGAGTCACATCTAACTGTTGTTGTATGTTATCCAGAGAGGAAACATTAATTATGACTTGAGCATCTGCTTTTGTGCGTGTTGAGTCAACAGCTTTGTGGACAGGGAGGATTCTATCTAAACACATCTTCAAACAATGGACATCGCCATCCATAGCTTTCTCAATTACCTTCTCTACTATCTCTGGAGATTTGTTTGACATTAACTCTCGTGCCAAAGCAGTATACTTGTTTACAGAACCCTTAGGTCTGCCTTCTCCATTAAGTGATTGCATACCCTTATGGAGATTAGGATTACCACGCTTTTTCTTAGATTCTGCCATAAGGCTCAGATTAGAGTTGTCTTGTGGGTATTATAACACAAATAAAGTTGAAATTTGGTTTTTTGTAAATTGGAGGTATTATATATGTACAGCCTTGCCAAGCATGGGCCCCCCCATGCTTGTATAAATAGCTCGTAGCGAAGCTACTCGTAACACAAAACTAAGCCTATGGCTTATGTTTTGCTAACTACTGAGCCGACGAGGCGAAACCTTAACGCACTTGAGGCGTAAATAAAAGAGAGAGGGATATACAATTTTAAAAAGATTTATCACCAATAAAATACAGCGTGAAAATTACTTATCAATTACTAAATATCTAATTACTTGCTTTGGGGCTTATCTGCTAAGCGTTGATTTTA